GGATTACAGGTTTCCCAGTCACGATCCAATGCGTACACACTGCTCTTTCAGATAAGAAGTTTACTTGCATTTCATCCACATCAGAAGTTCTTGCTCCTCCTGCTGAACCTGTAATCCAAGATTTGTATCGTCTGTCTTCTGTTTCAGAAGCTCTGTAACGTACATGAAGGAAAGGACGTTTTGCATTCTTTCCAAGGATTTGATCGTAAACAGAAGTTGAACCTGCAGGAACTAATAGTCCATTGATTCCAATACCTGCTCCTGTAATACCACCTCTCATTGTTGGATCATTTAAGTATTTCCAATCTGTTTTGTAGAAGTCATATCCTCTTCTGAATCCTGAGAATCCTAAGTTAAGAGCCATCTCCTCATCGTTGTCAAATAGTCCGTAAGACGTACCACCTGCTCCGTAAGAGTTTTGTGCTGCTAACATATCATCCATGTCAAATCCAAACTGACGATTCAAGAAGATAACATTTTCTTCAATAGAACCTTGTTTGTCTAATCTTTGGATAACTGCATCGAAGTCTCCTAATGCTACAGGGTTTCCTCCACCCCAAACATTACCTCTATTTTCTACTACATAGAAAATACCTTCTGAACCAATAAGACCGGGGCCTGCTGCATCTATTGCTCCCGATCCTGCTGCTGCAGGAACTGCTTCGATCATTGCTGTTTCTAGGTAATCCTCAAAACGTAGTCTTGTCTCATGCTCAGACTTCAAATACCAAAGGTATCCTGTGCCTCCATCTTCAGTTGAAATTTCAACCCATCCGATTTGAGCCATATCAGAACCTGATACTGCATAAGTATCTTTGATAATGATAGGATTGTTAGCGAAGATAAAGTCATCAGCCTCAAGACTTCCTGCCATTCCTGCTGTTCCTTTTCTAAATTCAGAACCATAAACGAATATAGTGATGTTGGTGTCTGCGAATGCTCCACCTGAAGCTCCGTTATAACCTGCTTCATAAAAAGCAACGGTAACTTGATTTGATCCCAAGGTCGTTCCTGTAACAACCGCCTTGTTGCTCGCTGATCCGTCATTACGTACAATCATTACTGTTTGCCCAACTCTTAAAGCAATCGCTGCTGATGCTGTAAAAGGGTTAGTAGCTGTTGTTCCGTTTGGAGTTGCTAAACCTGCAGGAGCTGCAGGATCATTTATTTGAAATGTTCCCGTATTTGCATTGAGTGCTGTTGTCGTTCCACATTGAGTGTATTTTACGTGAAGCCTACCTTGCTCTGCCCATTTTATTTGGTCTGAGTTTGAAGGCATCTCTGCTCCTACCATTCTAAGGAAAGAAGCTACTGTTCTATTACCATATCTTTCAAATTCTTTTTCATAAGTATCAGGTAGATACTGATTCAAGAAATCAAAATTGGTAATGTAGTTTGATGATGTTGGGACCTGTTGTGCACTTGGTTGTAAGTCAAATCCCGGTGTTGCTAAAACTGCCATTTTTTTTAATTTTTAAATTGTTTTTATTTTCTTTTTATACTTCTAATTTTAAGCCCTCGTCCTGAATCAGGATTCATAGCTTTAATTTGTAATCCCCCTTTGTTAACAGTCTCAGGTGCTTTGCGTGTTGTCATGTTGACATTCTTTTGTTTACGCATCACTCCGTCTACCGCTTCTGATTTGCCTTGCTCATAAAAGAACTTAGCAAACCTCTCAGGGTTCATAGCTATAGATAATGCCCGGTGGTATCCTGCTGCATCCTTCATTAGTCCATTTTCATCCAAGTATTTATTTACAAAATTCATTGGAGTCATCTGTGACTTCTTTAGTTCTGCTGCATCTGCAGGAGAGTAAGTAACGCTTTGGTCATCTAACTTGAACTCAAAACCTTTGAACTCATTATCAAACACCTCATCTGTCTTCTTTACGAACCACTCGCTCTTACGCTTGTTCTCCTCTTCATACGACTTTGCATTGTCTACATATTGCTTGTACTCTTCTAGTTGTTTCTTGGCATCTTCGGTCATTCCAACCGTACTTGACTCAAGGGGTTGTTTATACATTTCCTTCCGCTCATTGAAAAACTTCTTAGCCTTTGCAATTTCTTTTTTCTTTGATAGCTTCATTTTCTTGATGTCTTTCTCATCATCAATGTCTTCGTCATACGAAAACTCATCTACCATATCTTCTACATCTTCTCGGTCTAAACCTTCTTCTGTAGCCATATAGTATTCAGCTAACAAATGGTCGCTTTCCATTCCATCAAAGTCTTGTTGTAACTTAACATAATCTTCAATGCCACGACCTGTATCTTTTTTGTACTTAAAGTAAGAGGCTACATCTTCAGGTAATTCTTCTGATGTCTCACGCTCTGTCATCAACTCATCAAATGAATTGATTTTCTTTCCGTACCTATTCTCAATATATGAAAGAACGTCATCATCCGTTAAGGATGCTTCTTCTTTTGTTTCCTCTTTCGATTCAACTTGTGGAACTTCCTCTACAGGAGTTTCCGTTTTTTCTTGCACTTGAACTGAAGAGTCTTCAAATTGTTCTTCGTGCTTTTCAAGTAATTCTTTTTCTACTTCTTGAGTGCTTTTTTCTCCACTCCCTTCTATTGCTTTTACTTTTATTTCCATTTAATTAAATTTTACTACAAAGTTAAACAAAAAAAACACAACTCAGTTAAGCTACCTTGGAGAAAATTCTGCAAGGTCAAATCCATCTAAACTATCTTCATTAGATTCAAAGGTCTGAGGAGGTAAATTATTCTTCCTTTGATTGATCAATTTAGACTGTTGATTGTTCTGTTGTGTTATCCTATCTGACTTAGCCCCTTCCCTTTGATCTTCTCTTTCTTGTAAAGCAGTCTCACTCATTCCCCTTAGCTGTTGATTGTAAGCAAACTCTTCAGCCATTAGCTGACGTTTAAGTTGTGCTTCAGCTTGCATCTTCTGAACCTCAAACTGTATCTCAGCTTCTTTGATTTGAATCTTAGATTGTGTCTCAGCTTGAATCTTTTGTTGTGCGGACTGTGCGGCCATCTGCTGTATTTGCATCTGTTGCTGTGCCTGCATCTGCTGTGCCTGCATAGCCATAAAGTCATCATGCTCTTGCTTCTGCTTTCTTTTAACCTTTAATAGTTGGGTAGCAAGTTTTATGTTTTTAACTTCTCTAATGTCAATAGCATCCTCAAGATTAATATCTTTTTGAGACAATGCCATCTGAATGTTTTGCTCAAGCATAGCTTTCTCTTCTTCATCAGGACTAACATCTATAAAAATACCAAAGTCATATATGTAAAGATCTTTTATATCTTCAAGTCTCGCTACATTATACTTGCCTATTTGATTTGCAAACTCATCAGCAAAGTCAGCGTACTCTAATATGTCTGCTACTCTATATGTAAGTCCTTCCGCTAAAGTCCTCATCATATATAAACTACTATTTAGTATATGTCTTGTTGCTGTATTAGAGCTCAATGCCGCAAGTTTTTGCAATCCTACTAAAGCCTGTGGGTTAGGGCTTGATCCATCTCTAGCTTCATTAAGTCCGGTTACATCTCTAATCATATTCATATAATGATTATAATTGTTAACCAACATATTTAATTTACCGCTTCCTGAGTTACTGTTTAATTCTTGGATAGGAACTCTTGCTTGATTAAACTCACCATCTTGAGTATAGCTTCTGCCTATTACACTACCCGTTTGAAAGTATAACCTCAGAGCATCTTCAGGATTGTAGGCGTTACCTGTACCTAAGTCTACTTCATTTAATCCATCAGCATCTATGAATACACCATCAGGTACTACTCTTGCTAATACTTGTTGAATTTTTAAATGAGTTATTTGAATTAAGTCCGCAAATGGAATCATCCTTCTCACAAGAGATTCAATGTTTCCTTTATACATTCGTGGTGCTACAGCAATGTAGTTAGGTATAGCGTGTTGAGTTGCAGACTTAGGCCGAACCATATTCTTTGCAAGCTCCCACTTTAATATAATATTAGTACCCATTACCATTACCCCTTCATACCACACATCAATAGTCTTCTCTATCTTTTCAAACTTACCCTCCTCCATCATTTCTGCAGGTGGATTAAAGCTATCGTCTTTCTCAATTACTTTACTTCCCCCTCCCTCAAAGTATTTCTTTTTATATACAGTCTTCTGAGTAGTCTTGTAATTAAAATATAATAAAGTACAAGTGTCTTTGTAAAACAAACTGTTCTCATAGAACTGAGCAACATTATAATAGTTATACCAACTTTGACTAGACTGACTAATCTTTTCTAAATCTTCATTGGTTAGATCAGGATCAATCTTTAAAAGTTCTGTTATAGGAAGTGTTTTAATCTCGCCCCAATAGAAACAATCTTTAAAGTGAGGATCCTCAGTGTAGCTATATACTACATTAGCAGGATCTACATAAGATACTTTAACACCTGCTCCGGGTAAGAACTCATGCTTTGCCATAGATACACCTATAACCATTTGGTCATAGTCACATCTTTTTCTTAGGTCTTGGTAGTGGTTGGCTTCAAGTAAGGTGTCAATAGCTTCTTCTTCAGCTATCTCTATTGCAGGTTTATAGTTAACCTGCATAAATAAATTAAGTTCCTCATCTGTCTTTGGTAGTTCTTCTTCAGGCATAATGAAGGGATCAACTCCTGACTCTTCTTTTACTAAGGTTAGTATATCTCTAGCATTCATTTGAGACTCTACCATCTCTTGATACTTGCTTCTTTTCGCTTGAGATACAGCATCTTGTGCGTAGGCATTGACTTTAAATAGTCTATCTGCCATACCATTAACAACTATATCTACAAACTTAGGAAGTATAGGAACGGGAGTCCAATCAAGATTCAAGTAAGATAAATCACCATCTACAGCTATTTCATTTTTGTATTTAGCTATAGACTGTTCTCCTCTCGCATAAAGCCTGAGTCTATTAAAGTCTGCAAACTGATTATAAAACCTACATTGGCTTCCATCTTTTCTAAACCACTCATACTGAATAGCTTGGCCTATTTGTAATCCGTACTGATCAGTTGCTTTTTCCGCATCAGATACAAACTGATTTGGAAATCCTACAGAGGATATGTTTATCTTAACGTCTTTCATCTATTTTATTAATTCGCTTGTTCTTCCCTTGTTGTTATACCTTGCAAAGTTAATGCTTATTTTTGACTCTTTTTTCTCAGGTTGATATAAGTGTTTTTGAATAGCCATTACAGCTAGCCCTGAGCTTATTGTCGCATCAAACCTTGTTCTATTATTTATATCAAATCTTGCCCAATCTTCCAATGTCCTTGTGAATGCCATTGATCCCATTTCATCACTATCTCTATATGTTCCTTCCATATCTATTCCTACATACTTTTCAATATAAGATTCAATAGCTGCTGCGTGAGACTGCTTTACATCCTCAGAGGTGTTAGGTATCCCTCCTAGTTCTCTTTCGGTCTTAGAGAGCTTCGTATAGACTTTATCAGGTCTGTTCATTGAGAACCCTCTATAGCCTCTATTTTTAAAATGATATAGTATCCTCGGCTTATTGTTCTCTGCAAGTATTGGCATACCATAAAACACACAAGCCATCAATACTTCTTCAAAGAATATCTCAGCAGTTTGTGGTCGTGCAACATACTGTAAGAAAAACTCATTGCTTGGAGCATTGTCCATATTGAATTTAGTTACACCATGTAATGCACCATTAGAACCACCACCACCCACTACTCCTGATATATCATATGAGTCACAACCAAACGCTCCTAAGTGTTCATTGCCCGGATATTTAATCCCATTCTTTACAATGATTCTGTTTTGTAATGCTTTCTCAGGTGTCCATCCTACAAGGAACCTACCTCTCTTATCAGGACTAAATACAACCTTAGTATCTTTTTCTCCATTCAGCCAATGAAACGATCCTCTTGTTGTATGATGGTCTTGCATCAATGAATCATTATAATCTATTTGCTGATATATCTTGGTAAGATTAAATATAGATGATTTGCTTTCATCTCTAAACGCATGAGACTCTGTTCTAGGAAACTGTCTGTAAAATTCATTAAGTGCATCAGGATCACTTTTTAAAGATGTTACCTCGTTCTCCCAATAGTTTACTGCACCAAAGTCAATCATCTCATCATCCACTCCTCTTATAGCTGTCTTAGGTGTTCTAAATACAGGGTGCCCATACCTATCTATAAAACCTTCCATGTTCCACTCCATAGGAATAAACAAAGAATACATACCGCTCTTTGTCATTCCATTAGAATTTCTTTTCAACACATTAGAGTCTTCATATAGTTTTTTGAAAGTACCACCACCTTTACTTAAAGCATTTGATGTAGATCCCATCATACACTTTCCAATTATCTTGCTACCTAATCTTAAACAAGTTTTAGTTACCCTCCAATTATTTAATATGTTATTAGGCTTTAGCCATTTACCACTCTCATCATGTACAAGTAATAATAATTTCTCACCATCATAAGAGTTGTCATCAGTGTTCTTCCAATCTATTGTAGTGTCAAGCCCTTCCATTTCATCGCTCTCTACATTATACATATTCTTTTTAGTGATCTTAGATGCAGGAACTCTATAAGCAAGCTCGGTCTTTGGCTTGTCCATACCATCTTGAATAGGTTTAAAAAAGAAAGGTAAGTGATGAGATATAGGAACTACCTTGTCTGTAAACATCTTCTTTGCATCTGAACCTGTCTTTGATAAGATACCTACTCTTGAGTCTCTTGCAATAGTTGCTGTATTGACAGCTTCTGCTGAACCCATAAATGAAAACCCTGAACGTCTTATCTTTAAGTATATCATCCCAAAACATCTCTTGTCAGCCTTACAAGCCTCCCAATAAATAAAGAATATTCTATTAGCCTCTCGGTAGTCAGGATACCCTATGTCAATCTTGGTCCACTGTAAATACATATAGTGTGCTCCTGTAATATAGGTAGGTGTTCCATTGTTTTTAAACCAATGTCCGTAGTCTCTACTGTCAAACTCTTCTTCAATGTAGTCTACCCATTTGTCTTTAAAGTCTCTTGGCATTTCATTCCATTGAAATATAGAATTGATTCTGCTCAAGCTACGATCATAATCTTTTCTCTCCCAATACTGTTCGCTTGTTTTTTTACTTCTTGAATTTACTTTGTCAGCAGCAGAGGGTAAAGCTACATATAAACCGCTTATACAAATAATATCTCCAATAGTTCCGTTATTAGAAATAACAACTACATCATAGTCTTTATTGTATCCATAGCTCCACTTCTTTAGCTTGTTGTAACGAGCTATTTTTTTAGCAGGGATATAATCCTTTACTACTCTGTATAAACTATTTTGATCTTCGCTCTGCAAATCCTTGTTTTGTGTCTGTTCGTTTTGTTCCTGTACTCTCGTAATCTAATTTTTCTTTCTCTTCGTCTATACGCTTTAATATATCAAACGCATCTATGATAGCTAGTTTCTTTGTAGCTGCAGCGTTCTTTAATCTATCTGCAGCAAGCTCATCTTCAGGATCAGGTTTGATTATTTCTTCCTGAGCAACCTTTATCAATTCCTTTACCGCTTTCTTACCTGCCTCTATTATTTTTAATTTAAGTTGATTTGATTCCATTCTTAGTTTTTAATATCTTCTCTACTTGTTTAATAAAGAAATCTCTTTCTTCAAGGCGTATCATTGCAATCTCTTTTATAAAGTTCTCTCTCTCTTTATGACACTGACTAAGAAATTGTTCTCTTTCTTTATGCCATGTCTCACGCTCCTTAGTTGACCTTGCAGATATTTCCTCAATCTTTCTGAGCAACCAACGCTCACGAGTAATAGCATACAGAACCCATATACCTAATACTCCATATTGTGTTAATATCTCAAACGTATCCATTATACTATAAATGTAATGTTATTTGTAAACATCCTATATAAAATCTCATCATCTACCCTAAACTCATATTCACTTTCAGGTTGAAATGAAATCTCATCTCCTTCTTTTACTCCTAACTTTATTAACTCTTCATTAATATATTTCACTGTTCCTATTAAAGGCTCATACTCCCCGGGCTTATCTATAAAACTTTTCT